ATTATTCTAATTTTTATATTCATTGTTTAATACTATTATTATTAATATTAAAAATGGATAATACTATTGAAGCTTCATCTATTAAAAATGAAGAAACTACTTTAAATTATGTTAATAACTGTTTAGTTAAAAAATTTTATGAATTTATGGCTGATGTTTATATCGAACATCAACAATTAAAAAAAGAACAAGAAGAAACTATGAAAACTGAAAACATATTTAAGCCATTACAAGAATTTTCTCAATATTTCCTTTATAAATTATTTTATAATTATGGTGTTAAACGTCGTATGGCAAATAATCATATTGCTCTTTTGTATTATTCTAAAACAGCAAAAGGTTATAAAAATACTGAACCAATTACGATGTTATGTCGTCATATGTTACTTGATTTAAGATTTATGAGAATTATTTCTCTTGGTATTCCTAAAGCAATTAAATTAGATGAATTTTGTAGTATGAATACTATTGATAAAACAAATTATGAAAGTAATTATAATATTATAGATGATATTAAAAATGAAAAATATGATATGTATTATTTTACAGAAGGAACTATGATGACGTATAATCCAAGTTTAGTTAAATATAATATTACTGTTGTTGATTATGATAGTGATGATGATTATGATATGGAAGAATTAGAAACTGAATTTAAAGAAAAAGAAAAAACAAAAACAAAAACTATAAAAAAAGTTGAATCTAAAACTGTTTCACTTGATGATACTAAAATGGATATAAGTGATATATCTGATTTAACTGCCAGTTTGGAAATAGATAAACCAACAGAAATTAAATTTAACAATCAATTTATGTATTCAACACGTAAAATATTAGGAACTGGTAAATTTAGTAGTAGTAAATCATTTTTAGAAATGTTTACTGAAAATAATAAAATAAATAAAATAGATTTAGAAAAAATTCCGGAAGCATTATCTAAAGATACAGTTCTTGTATTTAACATAGAGCATCCAGATAATAATATTATATCTACTATTAAACGTAATTCTAATATGTTATGTGCTGTTTTTAAATTTAAAAACGAGGAAGATTCTACTACTGAATATAATTCTATTATGAGTATTAATTATTCAAAAGAAAATGAAGAAACTATTAAATTACAGTTTAATAAATTAGGTGAAAATATGGTTACACAAATTCAAGTTAATCATTTTAAAAAACAATTATATGATAATGAATGTAAAATAAACTTTCAATTACCTAAAGTTATTAAAAATTTTGAAAAAAATAATACAGATAAAGAACAAATAAATGTAAATACTTTTAGTATTGAACAATTAGAATATATTGTTGATAATAAATCTAAATTTTTTCACGGTTATATATTATATGGTAAAAATGGTGAAAGAACTAAGATTGCTAATAAAAAATATAAAGAATTATGTGAGTTAAAGGGTAATAAACCTATTACAATTGATAATTCCAATATTAAAAACTTATTTTATCTTTATATTAGATTAACAAAACAAAAAAATATTTATAAATTTATTAAAGAATTTGATAATGAAAATAATGTTACTGGAAATAATACAACTTATAAACAAATATTTATGTGGTTTTATACTTTAATTAACAATTATGCTTTACAATTATTTAAAATTTATCATTATGCTTTTGTTAAAAAAACATTTAATAAACAAGATATTCCTTATGCTTTAAAACCAATGTGTGGAGATATTCATACACTTTATAAAAGTAATCAAATCCCTATTACAAAATTTATAATTGAAAAATATTTATTAGAGCAAACTGCTTCTAAATTATATTGGCGATTATTTGAAAATAATATTGATATTGTTCCAATAATAAATCCACAAAATATAACTAATAGCGCTGAAATTACTGAAACTACTGAAACTACTGAAACTATTGAATCTATTAATGCAACAACTACTCAAAATAGTGTTGAATCTAACTAATACTACTTAAAACTATAATCAAATAATATAAATGTGAATATAAAACATTTTATAAAAAATAATTTTTAATTTTTAATTTTTAAATTTTTTTTAATTTTAATATATTTAATAATATTATTAAATATTAAATATTAAATATTAAATAATAATATAATGGATTTAGATGAAATTAATATATTAAATAATATTTTTAATACTAATGATACTATAGAAGAAAATAATAATAAAATTAGTAATATAACTAATAATGAAAATGTTATTAAAAGTATCACAATGATAACTAATACAGTTGATAATTTTGAAAAAATAGCAGATTGTAATAATAGTATGGAAACTATACAACAAAATACTATAGAAAAAATAGCAGATTGTAATAATAGTATGGAAACTATACAACAAAATACTATAGAAAAAATAGCAGATTGTAATAATAGTATGGAAACTATACAAGAAAATATAGAAGAACAAATAACAGTTGGTAGTAACAGTATGGAAACTATACAAGAAAATATAGAAGAACAAATAACAGTTGGTAACAACAGTATGAAAACTATACAAGAAAATATAGAAAATAATACAAACCATACTATAGAAAACATAGTAAATAATAGAATAGATACAATAGAAAATATAGCAGACAATACTATAGAAAATATATCAGAAAATAAAGTTAGATTTAATGATATAAATTTTAATGAATTTAAAAGTATAGATAGATTTCCACAATCTTTAAATTTAAGTTCTATTAATTCTGAAACAGAATCTGAATTTAGTTATACACAAAATATAAAATCACCAGTTAATAATTATGAAAATAAACCTATTAAACATATTAGATCTACTAAAAGTCAAAAAAAATTTGATGGTATTGATGAAGTAGATTATATTTACAATAAATTACAAGATTTTATTAGATATATGAATATAAATAGAACAAATTATGGAATTGTAATATGTAAATCTATTGAAATTATTGAAAATTATAAAGATATGAAAACTAATAATAATAAAAAAGATATTGTTACGAGAGCATTAAATAGATTAATTTCAATAGATTTAGAATTATGTGAGTATGATAAAAAATTATTTATAAATACAATTAGTAATATAATTGATTTATTTGTGAATTGTACTAAAATAAATACCCTTACAGATAAAAATGAAAATCATAAAAATATTGATGAAATAATATTAGCAAAACCAGGACAAATAGTTCATTCATTAATTGATAAATTAACAACAATAGTTGTAAAAAAACATTATTGTATAGAAAAATTATTAGTAAATATAGTAACACTTACAAATATTGTAATGATTTTAGTAGATAAATATGTATATTTATCTGGTGTAGAAAAGAAAATCATAGTTATACAAACAATGAATAATTTTATAAAAGAAAGGTTAAAATTTATAATGGATATAGATGAATCTAAAATTGATGAATTAACATTATCATTAGACTCAATACCATTATCTATTGATTTAATTATTTCTTTAAAAAAAGGTAAATATAAAATAAATACTAAAGATGAAGTATATACACATAAAGTTAAAAAAAATATATTTGGAATTGTAAAAAAAAAGAAAATAAAAGAAAATATATTAACTAATTATGATTATTAATAATTTATCATAGTTTATAAATAATTATAATTTATTATTTTTATCTTGATTATTTTTATCTATTATATTAGTTATTAATGTTTGTTTTTCAATATTAATATTATTAATAAACCCTATTTTATTTTTATTATCATTGTCTTCAACATTATCTTCATCTTTTGGAATATATCCTTTCATATATCTTTCAAATCTTTTTTTATCTTCACTATTCATTTTTAATAATTCACTATAATTAAAAAAATAAATATAATTTATAAAATAAATATAATCTTAATTTATACAGTAAATATATTTTTATATTAATAAAATAAAAAACATATTATTATATAAAAATTAATTACATAAAGATGTTATTAATTTAGCGGTTCCTTTTATAATTTCTTTATTTAATAATTTAATAATAAAATCTAATCTTAATTTATCGTTTATAATTAATTTAGTTTCATTAGTTTTATCATTTAAATAAGTTTCTTTATGGTTGTTAAAATGTTCTAAATACAATTGTTTATCTATATAATCAATTGGTATTATTTTTTGTTCTAAAAAATCTTTTGATATTAAATTAATATATTCTTTTCTTGCTGTAATAAGAATATCACCTTTTAAACTATTTTTATTAGTTTTATAATATTTATCATTTATTCTTAATTCATTCATTTTTTATATTAATTATTTTTATATTAATTGTTTTTATATTAATTATAATATTAATGCGTTGTTTAATATAAAATATAAAATTATATATTATTAAATTTATATTAATTTAAAAATAAAAAATCAATTTTAAATATAATATATTTAATTAAAATAATATATATATATATAAAAATGGAATCTAATAATGAATCTAATGAATCTAATAGTAATAATACAATAGAAGATCATATTGATAATTTAATAGAAAAAAGTCTTAATAAACTTAATATAAATGAAAACAAAGAGAAAGTTGAAACAATACCTGATAATATAGATGCGTTTAATACAGCTTTACATCAATATTTAGAAATAGAAGAAGAAGTTAAAGTATTATTATCAGCAATAAAGCAACGTAATCAAAAAAAGAAAGAATTAGGTTTATCATTAAGTTCTTATTTACGTGAAAATAAAATTAAAAATGTTAATCTTGGAGGGACATATCAAGGAAAAAAATTAGTATCGGTAGCATCAACAACTGCTGTTGGATTTAATAAAGTATCAGTTACAGATGCTATATATAATGAACTTAAAGATGATGAGGAAGTATTTGCTAAAATTATGGAGGCTATTAGTAAAAAATCAGTAATGAAAGAAATATGGAAAATAAAAATAACAGATGAGAAAGTTTCTAAAACTAAAAAAGCACAAACAAATTTAAATACCGCGGAAGAATTATTAAATGATATTTAATTTTTATTATATTAATTATTAATTATTATATTAATTACTTTTTATTATTCGTTTTTTAATTTTTTGTTATATATTTTATAGTTATAGAAATAATAATATAAAATTTAAAATAATAATATAAATTATTATGGAATATACTAAAAAAATTGGGACAAGAGAAGAAGTTTATAAATTAATTGCAAAAAGAACAAATGGTGGATTATTTAAAAGTGATATTATAGAAAAAAATAATAATGGTAAATTTATTTATATAAGTAAAAAAATATCAGAAAAAATGAAAGCTAATACTTCTAATATATGTTTTTTAAAAAAAACTCATAATAATAATCAATATAATAAAAAAAGTAATCAAATTAATAAAAAAAATAAAAATTGTAAAACACAAAAACTTTCATTTCAAATAACTAATAATGAGTTTAAAAATATATATTATCCAGAACTAAAAGGACAAAATTTAGAAGATTTAAAAGAAGAATTACGACGTGAAGAAGAGGAAGAAGATAAATGTGAAACAATAGAAGGATTAGAAAGTTTAGATGAATTAGAGGAAGTATTTAAACCTAATAGTTCTAAACCTAATACAGAATTTAAAATAGAAGAATTAAAAGATATAGATATTGATATCAATATCAATGATTTTTAATAATATACTAATATAAAATACTAAACTATTAATATTATTATACCAATAATTCATCTATTTTTTCAATAAGTTTATTATAAAATCTATGTATTATATATTTTTGCATTGTAATATCTATTAATGTTTTTCTTTTTTTTTTGTCAGAAAGCATTTTTTCTATGTTTTCATTATTATTGTATTTAAAACGTTTTATATAATAATAAATACTATATAAATTATTTTCAAATGATAAAGTATAATCTGTATTTATTTTTTTTCTTATTATAGTTTGTTCTTGTCTCATAAAATTATATTGCGAATGATGTATTAAATTAAAATTTGATATTAAATATTTATTTGAAGATATATTTTTCAGATTCATATTATGTAATATAGTTAAAGGTTTAGCAATACCTATACTTTGAAAAAAATCTAATAAATCCCAATATTTATCTATAAATATTTTATTATTAAGTAAATCGGCATTTTTTAATAATTCATAAATAGTATATAATTTTTTATAATAATTAAGTAATTGTGATTTAGACTTATTATTATTAGTTTTCATTTGTAAATTATAAATTATAGGTATTACATTTATATATAAATTCATATAATATATATTAGCATCTTCGGAACATATAGTTTCTATTACATCTATTTTTGTATTATTTGTTAATATATAATTTATTTTTTCTAATGGTGATAAACAAATATTATTTATTATTTTAATAGAATTATATGTTTCATTATTATTATCATTATTATCATTATTATCATTATTATTATTATCATTATTATCATTATTATCATTATTATCATTATTATCATTATTATCATTATTATTTTTATTATTATCACTATTAATATATTTTTCATCATTTATTAAATTATTATTATTTCTCGTTTCATCATTATTATTATAATTTTTTGATTTTTTATTATAAAAATCATTTAATAATAGTATAATTTGTCTATAATCACCAAACGCATTGTTTATTATTTGTTCTTTAATTGTTTCTGTAATATCAAAGTTTTCTTCAATACAAATTTTATTTATTAATTTTAAACAATCTTTGTTAGATGGTTTATTAATATTTAAAACAACAGCATATTTCATTAATAATTGTAATTTTTTATGTTTAATACTATTACAAGTACAAATAACAGGACATATATTTATTTTTTTTTTTGTATCTTTATCTTTTGTAATAATATCTATAATTTCTTGTATTGAATTATATTCACAAGAACCATTTAAACCATCAATTTCATCCATAACAATTGCTGTTTGTTTAAAAGTATTATTGTCATCCATACATACAGATACTGTGCTAATTTGTCCTAATGTTTCTTGTATAGTTTTTTTAGTTCGTGTATCACTCGCATTACATTCAATGATTTCATAATTATAATATTCCAAAATTAAATAAGCAAGTGTTGTTTTACCTATTCCAGGAGAACCATGTAAAATTAAAAATGGTTTTGCATCATCAGTATTGTTTCTAAAATCTTTAATCCATTCTTTTACAACATTTAATTGAATTTTAGACATATAATACTCTGATAATTGTTTTGGTCTATATTTTTCTAACCAATAACTATTATTTATATCATTTTTATTTATATCATTATTCATTTTCACAATTAAATATTATTATACCAATTTATCATACTATAAAAATTGTTTATAAATAATATAAACTAATACTATTTATAATAATATTATAGTAATTTTTAAATAAAAATATTTATTAAATTATAAAAAATGGAAAATATGAAAAATATAGAAATTATACAAAATTATCATTTAATGTATAATAAATATGATATTGAAACATTAGAATTTAATATAGATAGATTATTATTAAAAAAATTATTATTAACACAAACATTAACAACTGAATTTTGTAAATTATATTTATTAAATCCAGACGAACACGGTATGTGTGTAGAAGACCATTATATTTCTATAGATGATATATTATTATATCAAAAACATATTATAAGAGAAGAATTAAAAATAACTATAGAAGATACATAATAATTAAAATAATTAGTTTTTTTTGTATATTTATTTTAATATATTTATTTTAATATATTTATAAATTTATTAATTATTAGTATATTTAATATAAAAATATAAAATATAATAAAACTATAAATAAAGTAAATAAATTTAATAATTTATTAAACAGTAAATAAATTTAATAAATCAAAATAATTTATTAAACTATAAAATAATAAATAAATTATAATGGGTGCTGGAACTTTAGTTGAACTTATTGCGAGAGGAAAACAAGATACTTATATTATAGGTAATCCTCAATTTTCATTTTTTAAATCAGTGTATAAAAGACATACAAATTTTTCTATTGAACCTATTAAACAAATATTTACAGAATCACCTGATTTTGGTAAAAGAGTTACCTGTATAATTGATAAAAAAGCAGATATGCTTAGTGATATTATGTTAGAATTAGAATTACCAGCATTGAAAACTTATGTTAGTTGGACAAATAGTATTGGTTATTATATAATAGATTGGGTAGAATTACAATTTGGTGGTGAGCCTATTGACCGTATTTCTGGTGATTTATTAGATATTTTTATGGATATAACAACACCTTCTGGTAAGAAACAACCTTTATATGATATGATAGGAAAATATAGCACATTTAATAATAATACTCAAACAGAAGCATTAAAATTACTTATACCTTTACCATTTTGGTTTTGTCGTAGTATTGAAAAAGCGTTACCTCTTATATCTATGCAATATACAGATATAAAAATAGTATTTCAATTTAAGGATTTTGATAAATGTTGGTATAAAGTGTCTAATGGAGAAACTCCAGATTCTACACCTTCTATTACCAAAGCCAATTTAATATGTAATTTTATTTATCTTGATGTTTTTGAAAGAACAAAATTTGCTAAAGAACAAAATCACGAATATTTAATAGAACAATTTCAAAATTTAAATGGTCAACAACTTGCTCAAAATATAATTAACGCAAATGTTAGATTATTTTTTAATCATAATATCAAAGAAGTGTTCTGGACATATAGAACAAATATTGCTACAAGTAATAATGATTATAATAATTATGCTAATATTACAAATTATGCAACAGCAAATGAACTTAGTATTGCTCCATTTAATGAAATGAATTTAAGATTTAATGGAAATGATAGATTTGAAAAATTAGCAGAAACATTTTTTAGATTATATCAACCTTATAAACATCATTCATCAGGAACAAATGACTATATTTATATGTATTCATTTGCGTTAGAGCCTGAAAGCACACAACCAAGCGGAACCTGTAATTTTAGTAAATTAGATAATGTTGTATTAAATTTAGAATGTAGTGCCAATATACCAAGTGGTGTTATTAATGTCTATGCTATTAATTATAATATATTAAAAATATATAATGGTATGTCCGGATTAATGTTCTCTTCTTAAAAATAAAAAAATTAAAAATTAATGTGTAATTAATGTGTAATTAATATTTAAATAGTGTTATATTTTAAATATTCAAGAGTATAAAATAATGAAATAGAATTAGATTTCATCAATAATTTCAATACTTGTAAAAAATACTTTTCTACAACATAAACGAATAACACCTAATTCATCCATAATTTCACCAGCAATTGTTTTTTTAACATCATCAACACTAATATCAATAATTAGAGGGTCTTTATCATCATTTAATGCTAATTTTTTACGATTTAATTCTTTTTTATAATATTCATATTTATCACCTAAAACCATACCACAAGTATAACATCTAACAGGAGGAATCATTTTTTATTTTATAATTATTTATTATATAATTATTTATTATATAATTAAACACTATTTATTTTATATGTATATTATTATTTTTATATTTAAATTAAATAATATTATAATAAAATCAATTTTTATTATTATAAATAATTATAAATAATTATAAAAAATTATAAATCAATTATAAATCCATATAATTACTATATTCATTATTATCTAAATAAGTAACACCTTGCGGTTCATTTTTACGTGGTAAGAAACTTGTTGTAATATCATAATCATTTGATTTAATATCATTTACTTTTTCTATAATATATTCGTTTAATTTTTCATTCATATTTTTAAATTCTTTTTGTAATTCTATTACTTTATTATTATCAATTTCATTTAAACCTAATAAACCTAATATATTTAAAGTATCATTAACTTCTCTTTGAGATAATAAAAGTTCATTATAGGTATTTATACTATATTTTCTATTAGTTACAGTATTATAAGAATTATAGAAAACTTTTGTCATAGTATATCTTATTTTTTTACATAAAAAAGCTTTTTGTAGTGTATCATCATTTTTAATATTCATTACAAAATTAATAACCTTTTCCAGATATAATTTATAATCAATTAATGTAGGAACTTCTTTAATTATTTCATCTATTGATATTTCTTCTTTACCTAATTTTAAACGTTTATCTATTAAAAAATCTTCTTTTTTTAATTTAATACTTGAATTATTATTAATAGTATTTGATGGAATACCACTTCTCATTATATCAGGTAAAAAGGTAGTATTATTGGCACTACCATCATTATCGCAATAACCAATATTATTAATACTACAAGGTTCAAAGCCTTCTTTTACTTTATTTTTAATAAATGTTAAAAATTCTTTTGTATTTGTAAATTTTAATTTATAAAAATAATAAACTATAAGTATTAAAATAATAGTAGCTATTAATTTAGGTTGTTTATTAATAATAAATACTGAAAAAACAGTAATTAAAATAATAAATAATAAATTTTCATCAATCATATTTTATAATAATAAAAAATTTATATACTATTTTAATAATATATAATAATATATAAAAATATATAAATATACAATACAATTTTTATAAATTTAAAAAAAAATAATAAAATTAAATAATGAAATTAAATTTATAACTTAAGAAAATATAGTTAAAATAAGATTACGATTTTTCATAAATAATTCTTCTATTTTTTTTTTATTAATGTCAGAAATAGTAGATGTATAAATATGTCTTTCTAAATATTTACTAATAATTGTTTCATTTTTATTAATAATAATTTCAATATCAGGTTTTATTTCACTTAAATTATCAGGTATTTTTATACTAATTTTTTTTATTTGTTTATCCATAATAAATAAAGTTAAAATAAATAAATTTAGTTTTTAAGTTTAATATAGTAGTTTTAGTTTTCAATTTTTTAAAGTCGTATGACTTCTTTTTTGACTTCTTTTTTGACTTCTTCTTTGACTTTAATATTCTCTTTATTTTTATTTAACATTAAATCAATATTAGTATCAATTTTCTTTTTACCTAAATATTGAGGTGCTTTTAAATCATATGTATAAATATTATTATTAGAATCTAATAATACTTTATGGCCATTAATTATATCTTCCCATAATGTTATATAGTCATTATCATATTGTCGAGGATCAAACTCAACTTTACGCTTGCGACCACGTTTATTACGAATAATCTCTTGTGTTGGTTCATCAATTCTACCATTAGATAATTTAATAAGATGACTTTTACAAAACTCAGTTCCATTGTGTTTTTTTCTTGTACATTGTTTATTATCAAGTTTACGTCCTAAACAAATATATTCTGTATTTATAATTTTTTTACATCGTTTTTTTAAATTACAAGTATATTCTTTAATAATTTTAGGAATGTCTTGAATAATATGTTCATCTATAATATCTTGTGTAATATTAATATTATACTTTGTCTTTAAATTATTTACAAATATATTTATAGATTTATAATCTACAAAAAACATAGATGATTGCATTTTATTATCAAATTTAACAGTACCATTATTTAGAATATAATCAATATTTGTATTTGTTTGATTACTATCTTTATTTACTTCTTTATTTATTTCTTTATTTACTTCTTTATTTATTTCTTTATTTACTTCTTTATTTACTTTTTTATTATTGATTTCTTTATTATTAATTTCTTTATTATTAATTTCTTTATTATTAATTTCTTTATTATTAATTTCTTTTACATTACTCAATAATTTATTATCTGTATTTATTCCTAATATCTCATCTAATGTTAAATTATTTTTAGATTTTATAATTGTATTATCTTTTTGTAAATTTTTTTTCGGCATTTTAAAGTATTATATTAATAATGTTTTCACTTCATTTATTAAATAATAATATAATTTTCAAACTAAATTATAATTTCTTTAAATTATATAAATTATAATTAAATTAATTAAAATATTTTTAAATCAATTTTTATAATATATATAATAACAAATTTAAAAGAATTTATTTAATATATAAAATTTATAAATAATTATATAATTAAATAATAGCTAAT